ATATCAGGGGCAAGCCTTTAACTGGATCGCAATTGACGAGGTTACACAGTACCCTACGCCTTACGTCTGGGAATATCTCCGTTCTCGTCTCCGGTCAACCGATCCCGAGCTCTCTGCCAATTTATCCATGCGATGTACTGCGAACCCCGGTGGTGTTGGCGGTTGGTGGGTCAAGAAAATGTACATCGACCAAGGAGAGCCCGGTACGGCGTTTGTACCGACTGATCTCGAGTCTGAGAAACCTCTAGTTTACCCGAATGGTCACGCTAAAGCCGGCCAGCCTCTCTACTGGCGTAAGTTCGTCCCGGCGCGTCTCACCGATAACCCGTTCCTCATGGCCGACGGACAGTATGAAGCCATGCTACTCTCTCTTCCCGAAACAGAGAGAAAGAGACTCCTCGATGGGGACTGGGACGTCGCAGAAGGGTGTGCTTTCCCTGAATTCAACAAGTTCCGCCATACTGTCGACCCGTTCGAGATGCCAACCAACTGGCCCCGAATCCGTGCGGCTGACTACGGTTATGCGAGCCCTTCGTGCGTACTCTGGGGTGCAATCGATTGGGACAACAATATATGGGTCTACCGAGAACTTTACGTAAAACACTTTACAGCAGAACAATTAGCCGCTAAAATATTAGAGATGGAGGAGTACGATCCGAATATGCACTATTCGGTCCTCGACTCTTCGTGCTGGAACCGTACAGGATACGGTCCTTCCATCGCAGAAACAATGATTAGAATGGGTTGTCGATGGACACCCTCGGATCGTAACCGAATTGCCGGAAAGATGGAAATCCACCGACGGCTTGGGGATAACGAATTCACCGGGGAACCAACCCTCAAAGTATTTAACACGTGTACCAACACTGTTCGTCAACTCGCCGGTATTCCACTCTCGAAAACAAATTCGGAAGATGTTGATACGAAGGCAGAAGACCACGCCTATGACGCTTTGCGTTATATGTTAATGACTCGAACATCTGGTTACGTCTCCATCCACAAAACCTTGAACGACATCAAGAATAGCACGTTTAAACCACAGGATGCAACATTTGGATACTAAATGGCTAAACAAAAGTTAACTGCTACCCAGCAAACCTTACAAGGTTTTGAAGAACTATATAACGTTCTTTTTTCTGGTGATGTTCCTGATAGAGAATCCCTGTTTAATAAAATTGAAGCTGGAGAAAAAATATCCGTTAGAGAAGCGTTTATTGCTCGTGCGTACGCTAACGGTGTAAAAGTTGCGGGTGCAGTCCGTAAAGATTCTCGTCTCGGTCCTCTAGCTAAACAAGTTCTCGATAACTTTGGAGAACCAAAAGCAGGGCAACAACCAGTTGCAAGTGGTTTAGCAAGTCAGATTAAATCTGTAGCTTCAAAAGCAGGCGGTTTGGACACGTCTTTTGAAGACCTCGTAAACAAAAGTAAGTTTAAGCAGATTACGGGTATTGAAGGAATCACGAATGCTCTCGTATCGGGTGTCGAGGAATTCAAGAAAGGAGCCTTGAGTACAAAAGGTAAGGGCGGAAAAGGTAAATTAACATTTGATAACCCCCCTACTGATAAAACAATGGCCGCTATCATTGAGGGTATTGCTCGAATTCCCAATGAAGAGCTAAGAGATGCTGTATATCTATCTACGTTTGGAGTACGTGGTGAGGCTTTAGTCGACACTTCAATAAGTAAAGAAGTGTCCCTCGATCTTGAAGTGGAACGTCCGTACTACGTTCCTGAAACTCAGACGTTAATGATGCCAGAAGTCGATGGTCGTAAGAAACTGGGCGACGACCGAAAGATGGGACCTATTGCTACGTCAATTTTAGAAAGACGGTTTAACCAAGCGGTTTCAAACGGCCAAGATTTTTTATTTCCTACAGTATCACAGAGTGATATCACCAACGCACTAAAAAAGTACGTGTTTAACCCGGAGTTTTTTCCAGCAGAAGAACTGCGTGTTTTAGGTAGGATGCCAGTAGGAACAACGGACTTACGTCGTTTGTTTGTAGATTATGTTCGTGTTAATTACCCCGATGAACTTGAAACTGCGGAATCTTTGCTAGGTCACAAGCAAGGTCCAAAAGGTTCTACAGCCGTAGGTAGAAAGTTCTACATGAGTGGTACTAGCGAACTTAAAGACGCTATTGGAACGTTTCTAACTGAATTTGAACAACGAATGGGCAAACTCGTTGAAGCGGATACGTTTAATGCGTACAGTGCTAGCTTGAACGTACCTTTTGATGATTCACGTGTAGTTAATTTTGTTGATTTAGAAGAGCAAAAAAAGGAAGTTCAAGCGGGACTTCGCGAAGAAATTGAAGCCGAAAAAACTCCGATGAGTGCAAAAGAGCGCAAAGCTCTCGAGAATAAGCGTATTGAGACGGCTAATCGGGCGGCTGAGGAATCTAGACTTGCTGGAGAACAAGCGGGACTTGCGGCCGCGAAAGTTAAACAACAACGACTACAAGAAGAACAAAAAACGGCGCAAATACAGGATACTGCCCCTACTAAGAAAGAGCGTCTTCAACAGAGTGCTATCCAAGATGCAGAGGAAATTGCTAAAAAAACCGGAGGTTTAAACCTCGGCGGTATCTTTGATTTTGGAAAGAAAGCCCTCGGAGCGTTAGGCGTTCCCGGAATGGGGTACATCGACACTGAAAACAGGTTGCGTGTTCTCGAGCAGGCAGGATATGCAGGACCTCAAGCTGAGCAGTACGTCACACAAGATATAGGTATGAAAGAGGGCCCGCTAGGGGTCGTAGAACTCGTAGGGCAAGGTATGAGAGCCGGCATGGAACAGCTCGGCATAAAAGAACCTCTGTCTCAAGAAGAAATTGATGCACAACAAGTGCAAGCATACGAAAACCAACTACTAAACATGGGTATTAACCCTGAAGATATAAAAGCACGATAATTAAAGGAAAATACTATGAAGTACTCTGAAGCAGACATTATGAATGCTGATACAAAAGGAATCGACTACAACTGCGGAGAAAATAACCTTTACCGCGAGAAAGCCGATTTTGATACGGTTGCTAAGACTGACGTCTTAATCGAAGCAATGCCTAAAAAACAGACTAAAACAACTGTCGACAAAAGTTTTTTAGCTAAAGCTAACGACACGTCTCTCTACTCTTAATCCATAAACTTAGGTAGACAGTATGTCCGATACCGGATTTTTACAGCCGCCAGATGACGGTCTGGTTGAGGTACGCAACGCGCAAGATCAAATGACAGGTCTTGCAGGGCATATCCGATCAAAATTTGAAGATGCGGAAAATGGCCGCCAACTTCATGAACAGCGGTGGCTTCAAGCCTTTAAAAATTTCCGCGGCATTTATGATAGTAGTACCCAATACCGAGATTCGGAACGGTCCAGAGTATTCATCAAGATTACGAAGACAAAAGTTCTTGCGGCGTACGGCCAAATTACGGACATACTGTTTGCAAACAAAAAGTTTCCTATCGTTATTGAGCCGACTCCTGTACCTGAGGGTATCGCGGAGTTTGCACACTTAACAACACCTCTTGATAACGAGGAACAACCTCAGGAAGATCCTTTTGGTTACGCTGGGGATGGTCGTGATCTTCCGCCGGGAGCTACAGAAGCTACGGGCCGGTTCGGAAAGTATGAGAATCTTCCTTTAACAGAGGGTCCGTCTAAACTAGGCGAGCCGCAGGTCCATCCGGCACGAGAAGCGGCACTAGCTCTCGAAAAAGAGATTCACGATCAGCTACTCGACACGAATGCAGTCAATGTACTTCGTAACGCAATTTTTGAGTCTGCCCTTCTCGGTACTGGTATTGTAAAAGGCCCGTTTAACTACTACAAGCGGATTCACAGATGGACGGCTGGGGAAGACGGATTTCGAGAGTACACTCCGGAGGAGAAAGTTGTACCGCGTATTGAGCACGTTTCTCTGTGGGATTTTCATCCTGATCCTGCCGCTACGAGCATTGAAGATTGTGAGTACGTAATTGAACGGCACCGGCTGTCACGCCAGCAACTACGTAATCTCATGAATCGGCCTTTCTTTAATAAAGAAGCGATTGAAAATACTCTCGTTAAAGGTGCAAACTACGAAGATAAGTATTACGAAGATACAATCCGCGAGGAAGAAACTCAACCTAACGTCAACGAGAGTCGTTTCGAAGTTCTAGAGTACTGGGGCGTTCTCGACGCTAAGTTTGCTGAGGAGGTCGGCCTAGATCTCCCCGATACAATTTCTGAACTCGATCAGGTACAAATCAATGTGTGGGTATGTGGCTCTCAGGTACTACGTTGTGTACTCAACCCGTTTACCCCAGCTCGGATTCCCTACTCTGCCTTCCCTTACGAAGTAAACCCGTACCAAATTTGGGGCGTAGGCGTTGCAGAAAACATGGAAGATGCTCAGATGTTGATGAACGGCCACGTACGTATGGCTATCGACAATTTGGCACTAGCGGGCAATCTCGTATTTGACGTAGATGAGGCGAGCCTCGTACCCGGTCAAAACTTTGATATCTTCCCCGGCAAGGTTTTCAGACGGCAGTCTGGAGTTACTGGAACAGCAATCAACGGCCTCAAATTCCCCAATACGGCCCCAGAAAACATCCAGATGTATCAGATTGCCCGTCAATTGTCTGATGAAGAGACAGGCATCCCCTCTATTATGCACGGTCAAACAGGCGTAACAGGGACCGGACGTACAGCCTCAGGGCTATCTATGATGTTGTCCTCTGGGAATCTGTCAATTAAGACCGTTATTAAGAACATCGATGACTACCTTTTGAAACCTCTCGGTGAAGCATTCTTCCAGTGGAATATGCAGTACAACGACAGGAGTCCGGATATAGTAGGCGATCTCGAGATTAAACCTCGAGGAACTTCTGCTGTTATGCAAAAAGAAGTGCGAACGCAACGCTTGACTACCCTACTCCAGACAATTGCTAACCCTATGTTGGCTCCCTTTATTAAAATTCCTAACCTCGTCAAAGAGCTGGCAATCTCTCAGGATATCGATCCGGACTTGCTGGTGAATGACATGGATGAGGCTAAAATTTATGCTGAAATGCTAAAAGGACTTCAAAATGCTCAACAAGGAACAGGCCCAGAAGGTCAGCCTACTGGTGAACAACCCACAAGCATGGGAGGCCCTGACGCAACACTTGGTGGACCACCACCAGTTGACAATTCGGGGGTTGGTGGCGGCACAATCGGAACGGGAAATGTTCCGGCTTCAGGGGAAGCTGGATTTACTGGAAACTCTCCTGAGCCTCAAGGATAACCATAAAAAAGTAGTAGATCAAAATGGTAACTCTTAGTCCGTTTAGTCCAGATCCTTTTTTTGAAAATCTTAGGATTAGAGCGCGGTTAAAAACCCAAGAAAATGCGGCTAAGTCTTCCCCCACATCAAATGCGGGCAGTGGAGACGTAGATATTTCTCGGGTAGGTGAGCAGATGACATCCGCGTTAGATTCTACAGGTGTTTCTATATCTTCCCCGAGTTCTCAAATGTCTGCGGCAGATACCCCTTCAATAGTCGGTACCGCAGAACCTAGAATGGGGACAACGGAAGGATATTCCTCGTTTATGCGTATTGCGGAAGGTGTTTCTGCAAATTTAGGCCCCATAGCCGCAACGGCTGTGACAGGAAAGTTTACTCCTGTTACTCGTGCGGGGCAAGGAATCGCATTTAAGAGTGCTATAGGTCAAACTCCTCGATACTTAGAGGAGTCCAAAAAAGTTGAGGGTCTTCCTACGCAGGTCGGGGGTTTTCAACCGGGGCAGTATTACACGCAAGAGGAGACTGGAGCGTACAGGTCTCTAACAGATACTGAAGCAGACTACTACAACCGCACAGGCGACATTCAAGACGTAATGACAGCAGGGGAAGCGGCTCGAAGAAACCCCCTCGGGTACACTGGCCCTGATCCTAGAACCCCCGGAGGACAACTTGCACAGGCGGGTCTCGGACTAGCTAATCTTGCTATGCCCGCTATGGGAATGGCAACTGGGTTTTTTGGCCCAACCTATGAAACTCCTATCGGCACAAAATACGCCCGCGGTTCTGGCCTCGGCGGTATCATTGCTGAACAAAACTACAAAACCATGTGGAAAACCCACGAAGATATGGTGGCTGGAGCCCCCGGTAATTTTGGGATGAAGGTGGGTAATACATACTACACGTACCAAGCCCGAAAAGACGCTTTCGGTAACCCGACAGGTTTTGTTGTTGGAGGCACAGATCTCGACGCGAGAACATTCCAAAATTTGTACGCGGCACAGCTCGGTTATGATCCAAAAACGGTCGACTTCGAAAACTCTAAAGCAGGAGAGCTTTACGGGGAGCGACTTCAAGGATTCTCTCCCGGAGTTGGTGGTTTTTCTCCATCAACAGGAGAGTTTGTCGACGCTAGGGGTAGAACCTATACCGAAAATTCCTTGAGTAGAAAAGACGTACAGAATTACGTCGAGTCTCTTGCCTATTCTCCCGCCCAACTTCAAGGTGCCCTCGACGCGATGGAAAGGAAGCGAGAGGAAGCTAAAGGAGCATTTTTTGGTGCAGATTACAAAACAACTACTTATTCTGAAGCCGTAAATGCAATACGGGATAAGATAGCTATTTCTGAAAACTTACAAGCGACATTGAGCCCAGAAGATTACGAAAAGGCAATGGCGCAATTGACTGCGTACTCCTCGAGTGCGAGTAACCTAACTGCGGAGCAAATAAAAGAGCTAGGGCTGGTAGTTAACGTGGACACTACTGATAAAGCTCCGGGAGCTCCCCAATGGCGAGAAGTAACAGACCCTGTAACAGGAGTGACAAACCGCTACAACTTTAATCTCGAAGACAGCTCAGATCAAGACAATCAGGAATCTACCAGCTCGTACGCAGAGCGAGAGGAGTCCTTCGCTAGCGTGTCTGGCCCCGATGAAGGAGAGGACGACTCTGAACCCCTATCATTAGCGTCAGGCGGTCGAGCAGGCAAGTCAGATGGGGATATGGTGGAAGGACCTGTCGGTTTTGTTAATGGGCGAACCCCAGAAGAAGTTAGCGAAGCAGATACTGTTGCCGATGACGTTGAGGGCTCTGTCCCAGAAGGTACTTTTGTCATTAACGCCTCCGCTGTTGAAGAGTACGGAAGCGAACGTATACGCAAGTTGCTAGTGTCGGCACTCCAAGAAGCTGAGAGGCAGGGGATTGACATATCGGCTAGCGACAGTACAATTGTTGATGAGGACTCTGTTTCTGTTGCAGTTTCCGAAGGTGAAGTTCTCGTTCCCCCCGTTCTCGTCCGTATCATCGGACTCAAGAAACTCAAGCAAATAAATTCTCTCGGACAAGAAGAAGTAGAAGAGAGGGTTGAAGAGTATGGACAAGCTGAAGCTTCAGAACCTGTTGAGGGTGAAGCTCAGGTAGAGGCTTCGGTAGGCGGAGGCTTTATTGAACGCCAAAAAAAGTTTGACGGGGGTTCCTTATACAAAGCTATCCCCACAAATGTAAGACTTCTCGGGGAGTTTATTGCTGGTAAAGATTCTCCTATTACGGAAGAAGATTTTACTGAAGAAGAACTTAAAGCAATGGCTGACGCCGTGGAACGAGCAAAGTCCCGGAACACAGAGCATGAAGCAGAATTGCGACGCCGTATTGAGCAAGGAACGCCGTTTGTTGCAGAAGAAAACCGCCGAACAGGGCAAATCATGTATCGAGACTACCGTGGGAACTACCTCCCACCAGAAATGCTCCGACACATGGATGATCCAGAATTTCAAAAAGAATCTCTCGAAGTTTTACGCAATCAATTAAAAACCTACGAAGATACCCGCAACAAAACGTCAGTTAGAAACTATTACGTAAATGAAGTTGCAAATCCCGGCGGGACAATGGAGTTGTTAAAAATACTAAACAACCCTCTGTACCAGCTACAAACAACCCTCGGTGAGTATCGTGCTACTGAAAATAACGATGGCATGATAATCGACGATGAGTACAACTTTAATACCCGAGAACTACGGGAAATAATAGGAAAAGATGAGGTAGAACTCATCGACATTCTTAAAAATTTAGATACACCTCAGCTTGCGGCGGAGCTATTTGCTCGGTATGTACAGCCAGACCATAAGCGTAGTGTAAATATTAAAGTACCAAATTCAGATACTGGGTTTATAGATATTCCACCTGAGTTTGAGTGATTTAACCAACGGCTACCCCGTTTCGACGGGCCCCGTGTAACACACCTACCGGCTACCCTCAGCCATGAGGCCCCGTGAGATAGGAGAATAAAATGGCAAAACCAAAAGGGCATCGCGCCAATAAAGCAAATGATAGCTTCGGTACAATTAACGACAACAACTTATATCGTGGTAAGTACCGTGAAGAAGTTTATCAGGATGACGACGAAGAAACTGTAGAAGCACAGGACCCCTCCGAAGAAGAGGCTACTCCAGAGCAAGAAAGTACGAGTTTCGCTGAACCTCAACAGGGCTCAGATACAGACTACAAAAAACGCTATGACGACCTAAAACGTCACTATGACTCGAAGCTCGAGGAATGGAAGACAGAAAGGCAAGAATTAGCGAGCGCAAGAAAAGCAGGAGAAGAAAGTGGCCTTTCACAGTCTGAACTGCCTAAAACGCCAGAAGAATTGGCGGCATTCAGGGACAAGTACCCTGACGTTTACGCAATTGTAGAAACTGTATCGACATTGCAAGCTGAAAACCGTCTTAAAGAACTTAAAGATGAAGTACAGCAACTCAAAGGCAAAGAGCAAAACTTAATTGTTCAGAATGCGTATAAAGAATTAACTTCAGCGCATCCGGACTTTAGCCAGCTTAAAACCGATGAGAAATTTTTGATGTGGTTGGACGAACAGCCCGCGTCAATTGCTGATGGTATCTATAAGAACAACACAGACGCACGGTGGGCAATTCGAGTTGTCGATCTTTATAAGGCAGATACAGGGACTAAGACTAAGAAAAGGTCCAAAGATGTCGATCCAGCGGCCGCAGTAACACGCTCGACTGCAAAGGATATAGCTGGGGAAGCTAGCCCAGAGAAGAGAGTCTGGAAAGCTTCCGAAATCGGTCGACTAAAGCCGTGGCAATTTGAAAAGCTCGAAGCTGAAATTGATGCCGCAAAAAAAGAAGGCCGAATTGACTATAGAGCATAACTTTAAAAACAACCTAACTATCTCATAATAAGGAAGGGTAATAACATGGCTTTTGATAGCGCATCAGGTTATAACAACCTGCCTTCAGGTAACTTTACTCCTGAGATCTTTTCTCAGAAAGTCCTGAAGTTTTTCCGCCGTGCCTCTGTTGTAGAGGATATCACAAACACTGATTATGCTGGTGAAATCGAAAACTTCGGTGACACAGTACGCATCATCAAAGAACCTACAATCACTGTATCTTCATACTCACGTGGTTCTGTGGTAAACCCACAAGATCTCGCTGACGATCAGATCACAATGGTTGTTGACCAAGCGAATGCTTTCGCGTTCAAGATCGACGACATCGAAGAGCGTCAGTCACACGTAAACTTTGAAGCGTTGGCTACATCTTCAGGTGCGTTCTCTCTGAAGCGTAAGTACGATGCTAACGTCCTCCAAGCAATGGCCGACGGTGCTGGTAACACAGGTACTGACTTCGGTACTGCGGCATCCCCAATCGACATCTACACTGCAAATAGTAAAGGTGACAACGCTGTCAACATGATGCTTGCTATGGCACGTGCATTGGACGACGAGTCAATCCCAGAAGAAAACCGTTTCTTCGTTGCACCTCCTGCTTTCTACGAAGCATTGTTTGGTGCGGGCGCTAAGTTCGCAGAAGTACAGGTAACTGGCGACGCAACTTCACCACTACGTAACGGTCTTGTTATGCAGGGCAACATCGCAGGCATGAACTGCTACAAGTCAACTGCACTCAACAACACTGGTACTGACGTTGTGACTATCACTTCACAGGACACTACAAACGACTTCGTAGTTCTTGCGGGTCACATGTCTTCTACAGCGACTGCATCGCACATCGCTAAGACAGAAGTTGTCCGTTCAACTGAAACGTTCAGCGACATCGTTCGTGGTCTTCACGTATTCGGCCGTAAGGTCCTACGTCCAGAAGCCCTCGTACAGGGTGTTGTTGCAACTGCCGCTTAAAGGAGACTTTGAATAATGGCAAC